TCCTGTTTCGGCCCCAATGATTACCCAATCTGCCGGGCAATGCGTCGAAAAGCACGGTACCAGACGCGAAAGGATAGGTTCGATGGAGACGAACAGATTGATTACTGGACATTCATCAGCATGATGAAACCGCCACAGGTCTTTCTCGGTTGTGGCTGAATATCCGTACCAATGCTGCCGTGGCAGCATGTCTTTTTCATCCAGCCGAAGGTAGCGCTCCTTATTTTTGGTCAGGAACAGGTAGCGATGCTGCGGGGCAGCTTCGCACGCCTTGAACACTTCCTGGATCCATTCATCCGGTACCCAGTCGCCGAATAGGTCGGCCATGCTGCATACGAAGATGTTTTGCGGTTTCTTAATTTGCATTGGCTCAATCAGCCTGTAACGATGGAAAGTCGGTTCAAATCCAAAGGGATAAGGCGCGTCCCTGTACCATCCGTCTTTTGTTTTTGCCAGGTGCACATCACAGAGGTCATACGGCGGGCTAAACGCACCGGCTTTGAACGGGGCGATGAACATTCCCATTTGTTTGCCGTACCCGCCACCCTTGAACCGTTCTGCTATTTTGCGTGCATAACAGTATTCGCAACCATGCAGACAGCCAGTCACCGGGTTCCAGGTACTATCTGCCCAGTCGATCTTTGTTTTGTTCATATCTCCACCTCACGCATTTTCGGCATTGGACGCTTTGGCACTGGCAGGAAAAAGCACTTTGGCACCGGGACGGATCCTCTTGGTTCTTTCAACTGTGCTTGATGGTTCTTGAACCCGCGGCGGCTTCTGAACCCGCGGTGGCAGATGGGGCAAACACGTTTTGGTTTCATCCCTCCACCCCCGGCTTTTCCGTTTTCTCAAAACTGATCACCCATACCCATGGGTTAGCGTCCCATCCATGCCCGCGCTTGGCATTCAGGTTATCCCACAGCTTTGCATACTCCCCAACAATCCAATCGTGATGTGGGGTCATCAGTCCGTTGAACCTATCAATATCAGACGCAATTCCCTCTTCTTCACAATCTGATGTGCTGATATCCTGCACCCTCTCAGCCCTCACACTCGTAACGCGCAGGAAAAGGCGTGCGGCTTCACGGGACATGTGGATGGATGGCTGCCAACCTATTGGACTGTCCTCACCCTTACCACATACAATTCGGTTTCCGACTGTATCTTCAGCCTTGTATTGGATGTGTGCCGACCAAATGCCATCGACATACTTGAAAGATATGTAACGCCATGTTTCCCTCACCCACAGCACATCGCCCACGCTGCGCGGCTCCTTAATTTCAAACTCCCCATCCAGACACATCCCGGGTACAATCATCCCCCACGCAAACAGGTGCTTGCCGTTTTCGTCTGGGCCGTCATAGCGGTGGACGTTATAATCAGCTGGGAATTTCACAACCCTGCGTGTCTGCGTCTTGTTTCCGGCAAGGATAGCCTGTACCATCGGTGTGCTAAATAAGATTGGCTTCATTCGACAACCTCCGGCTTTTCCGTTTGCTTGAAGCCGATCACCCACACCCAGGGGTTTGTATTCCATCCGTCCTTTGGATGTGCCGTGTTCCAAAGCAGCTTGAATGCATTGTTGACACACATTTGCCTAATCTCGGGTAAGTGCTGCCCCCATGGGTATTGGCCGATTCTGCACCCTTCATCCCATGCGTCCCGCGGCGTGATGTCCTGCAGCCGCTGCGCCTTGACGTCCGTTACGAGAAGGAAAAGACGGGCGAGTTTCTTTGGCATTGAAAGAGGCGACTTCCAGGGGAACGGCTTGCCGGTTTCAAAGCCATCGTCATCGCAAAGGCATGTAGTTGAAACGGTGTTGTAATCAAATTGGATTGCGGCATAGAAGTAATCCTCTTCATATGCGTTGAACACGTTTCGGATGCATGTCCATGTTTCCCGAACATATAGCACATCGCCGGTCTGATAAGGCGGGCGCCTATAATCATGGTCACAAACAGCCAATGGGCTTCGGCAAAAACCCACACATCCGATCAAACTTTTGTTTGTTGAACTGATAACTTCGCCACCGTAATATGAATTTTCGCTTCTCGGTTGCGGATTTATCAGCCGGCGTGTCTGCGTTTTCTTGCCGTCCTGGATTGATTTGACATCCTGTGTGTTGAAAACGATCGGTTTCATTCGTCCCTCCACATTCTTTCCTGTATTGCAGTGCTGGCCTTTTCTTCTGCTTGCAGCTCCTTGATCAGCGCGCACCACTTGTTTCCCTGGTCAATGATCCGGCGCATTTCTTGCCTGAACCGCCTGTTTTTGTTACGGTTTTGTTTTTCTACCTCAATCCCCGCTGCAATCCCGGCCATAAGCCCTTCATGGAACGCATTGCCGAAATTGATTCCTCGCTCTGTCGATGTCATACGTCCTCTTCCAGCCCCGGCAGCACCGATTCTTCAGGAATCCTCAGCAGCGCGTGCCACCTCACATATCTGTCAGGGTGCTTTTTCACCACTTCCCACCTGACCGTCACCAGGCTGTTATTGACCAGCCCATCTTCTTCCTCATCCAACCAGGCAACGATAGCCCTTATCTTCTCGGCGCCATCCGCGTCCTGTGGCCCGGGCGCGCGCTCCTGCGTATGGATCCACTCCGGGGAGAACGCCCCGTTCACTGCCCTGACGCCTCTCATCAGATCCTCGTGAAATGTGCCGGCCGGTTCTTGATCCTGCAGTTTGATCACCGTGCTCGCCCATTCAACAACGCGCTTTGCTCTCTCAATGAGTTTGGTTTCTTCACCTGTCACGTCCTTGCTCCCCTTCCTCCAGGAGCAGTTCACCCAGCTCCGCCAGCATCGTGTGCAGTTCATCCATGCTCAATACCAGCGTAAGCGCGTTTCGGATGTTGCGGCGGATGTGGACATTTCCGGACATGATGCGGTAAGTGAACTGTTGTCCCTTAGCACTCAATTCCTTCTTGATAGTCAGGCGCTTGGCGAATGTGGGTTGTGCAGCTATCGTGATTCCTTTTGACAGGGCCTCTGTAATGTTCTCCGTGAACGGTGACATCCCAAATATGGCGGCCTTGACCATTTCAACCTGGTTCGTTTTCCGCGGCACCGGCACCCGCTCGGGTATGCCTTCCAGGATCGGTGTGGGCTCAGGTGCCGGGCTCTTGTTCTCCCTGGCCCGGGCGGCCAATCCCTGCTGCAGCTGCTCATGTTCATCCGCAGCGGACTGTTTAACTTCCTCGGCTTTGGCATCTTTCTTTTTGTGCAGATGTTTGTCGTTCCACCAGGCATTCTTATTCGTGTAACCAAGCGCCGCGGCTATGTCTTCTCCGGTCGCGCCGTTGCGCTCCATCACCAAACCAGCCTCATACCTCTCACGGTTCGTCATGCTTGACTCCCTTCATCGCGCTTAGTCAGTCTCTTGTATTCGTAGTCCACTCCGGCCCAGAAGCTTTCGCTTTGGTCATCCGCGTTGCTGCCTGACGTCATGCTGCCCATTAAGAAAATTGTCAGCCCGGACGACACCACCGCTGTGATCAGCAGCCACCACCATTCAATCATTTCGTCCGTCCTCTCCACCCGCACTTCGGGCACATTACCTTCCTGCTCACGATGTTCTTGCGGTTTAGTGTATGTCCGCACTCGGGGCAGGGCAGCTTCCCCATCTACACTGCGTCCTGGATAGCCTCGCGGATCATCTGCCGCCTGATAGACCTGGTGACACTCATTGTTTCTTTTTCCCCCACTTCATAGGCTGTTCTCCTCTCAATCTTTCATGTAATAGTCGCTTGTGGTGAAGCCCGCGCCTTTGAGCAGCAGCCCCGGCGCCCAGGATATTGGTTGTGCCATGATGTCCAACACCGGCTGTAGCTTCGCGCCTTCCGGCGCTTCGATGATCACTTCATCGTGCACATGAAGAACGGTTTGATACCCCACGTCCTCCAGCCGGGTGAGTGTTTCACACAGGCAGTCCCTGGCGATGGCCTGGACGATGTTCTCCGTCAGCTTCCCGCCGAAGGTGGGCGTCAGCTGCTGTTTGCCCCCGCTCATTGCGTCAAGGTAATGAAGGCTTGGCCGGTTGAATTTCCCGCCGTCAAGGATCTGCGGCTTGATGTAGTACAGTTTCCGTCCGGCCGGCAGCTCCGCTGTCAGCACCGGGATGTCGTAGATGGTCTGCATGTTGAAGGTGATGAGCTTGTTCACGCAGGTGGTCTGGCAGCTTTCCACACAGGTCAGCGCGGCCTCCTGGACGTCGCTCCACAGCTGCACGATGCACGGGTTTGCGGCGCGCCAACGGTTCACGATGTCGGGCAACTCATTTTCCTGCAAGCCCATTTCCAAGGCGCCCATCGCGATCAGCGCGCCACTGCTGCCTGCGTAGCCCAGGGCCAGGGTGGCTATCTTGCCCTTTTGCCTGAGCGCGTATTCCGGATTACCGTGCTTGATGAGGTGCATCGGGACACCAAACATTTGTGAGGCTGTCGCTTCGTAGATCTTCCCGCTGCCGGCGAACACGTCCATGACCCATTTTTCATTCGCCAGCCATGCGATCACGCGCGCCTCGATAGCGCTGTAGTCCGCGATCAGGAAGCAATGGCCGGCTGCCGGCACGAAGGCCGTGCGGATGAGCTGGCTGAGCGTGTCCTTGACATCGCCAAACAGGATCCGGATGGCTTCGGTATTCCCGCGCTTCACCAGCGCGCGGGCCAGGCTGAGATTGACCAGGTAATTGCGGGGCAGGTTCTGGGGCTGTACACCTCTTCCGGCGAAGCGGCCTGTCCGCGATGCCCCGTAGTACATGGTCACATCATGGACACGGCTGTCTATGGCGGCATCCATGATGGCGGGGTATTTGGCCAGGCTGCTCTTGCCGCCCTGCAGGCGATTGCTTAACAATGCCTGCAGTTGATCATTGTCGGGATACTTGTCCGCAAGGGCTTCGACATTCGCTTTAGCCAGTGAGCTGACAGTTTCAACACCCGCCAGCGCCTCATTGACCGCGGCCTTCAGCTGCGGCAGGCTGTTGGGGTTATCCAGGCCAAGCTGCTGCCCTTCGATCCTTAAACGGGCATCTTCCGAGGCCGTGATGGAGATGGCGCCCATCACCATGTCAAGGTCCACGGCGACCCCGCGGGCATTCATCCGGCAAGTGTGCCGCCAGAGCGCCAGCTCTTTGTCGGGCATCTGGTGCGCTCTCAGTGCCTGCGCGATGGCGCGCTCCGCCTCCACGTCCTGAGCGCAGTAGGTTTTGAATAGGTCCCACTTCTCCGGCTCCTGTGCCGGCAGCACGCGCTCACCTGCCAGGGCTTTCTTTGAGGGTTTGCAGAAAATGTCGATCAGCTTCTTGCCGATGGCATATTTCTTCTTGTCTTCCGGCAGCCCCAGGGCCGCGCCGGTAGCGGAGAGGCCGATGGGGAGGCCGCAGTAGGCAGCCTGGGCCATGACGCAAGAAAAGCTGTTCAGCATCCTCTCATATTGATCCGGCGTCATGCTGAAATGGCTTTTCAGGCATTCAAGTTCAAAACTTGCGTTATAGGCAGACTTTATGACATCAGAGTCAAAAAGTTTTTGCAGAAAATAGGTGTTGAAATAGTCCAGGTCGCTGCTGTTGCTCACCAGGTCCAACACGCGCACAGGGCCGTCATTGATGGCAAACGCACATAACAGGATCTGGAAGTCCTCTGACTGCGCGTACTTGTGTACGCCTGTCAGGCTTAGATCTGCACTGCTATACGTTTCGAGATCCAAGCTTACAGTAATATTTACGTTATACATGAGTAGCTCTTTCCTCTCAGGTAATGCGGAGGGGCGTGCCTTTGCGCCACCCCTCCGGGTGCGGTCTTACATCGGCAGCCCGGTCAGGGGATGGTACTTGATATCTGGCACGGGTGCGCCGAAGTCATCCTCTGCACTTATGCTGTTGCCCAGGGGCTCGCCGTCCGCCAGTTTCTGCACGTTGGTCAGCCCGAACGCGATGCCGCGCTTGCCGCTTGACAAGTAGGGATAGGCGTCCACGCCCACACGGCCAAAGATGCCGCTGTAGAGCGCGTTGGGGTCTATGATGTCCTGCACGCTGGCGTCCACCACGCGGGGCTTGCGGTCGGCCTTGGACGATACGGTGAACACCCAGCAGCCCTTGCACTCAACGCCGAAGGGGTCCCCGTTTTCTTTAATGCCGTCTCCGTCGTGCAAGGGGGTGGCCAGCACCGGTGGCAGTTTGTTCTCCCATTTGCTGGTGATACCCAGCTGCTTGGCAACGGTGATGGCTGCGTCAATGCGCGCTTTGGTGACGGTATCCGTCTTGGGCAGTAGCACGGTCACACCGTATTTTGGCTCGTTGCCAGCCTGGTTAGCATAAGGGGTGGTCAGGTGTACGTAGCTGAGGCGGACGTTTCCTGTGACGAAGTGATTCGGCTTGATCTTTTCCATTCTCTTTCTCTCCTTTTACGCTTCTGCGCTATTTGCAAAATCGTCCTCAGCCGATGGCTGGGCGAGTATTGCCGGTCGTTTGTCGCTTTCCGGCGCCAGCGCGGGCTTGCCCGGCGGCACGGTCACGAATTCGGTCAGGGGGGCAAATTCCTTCTTGCCCAGGGTTTTCTCCAGTGCTGCCAGGGTGACGGGTTTCTTCTCCCAGAGCATCTGCTCCGGCACACCGATCTCCACGGCCTTCCTGAACGCGGCTTCGGCGTCGCTCCAGGCCCTGATGGCGCGTCCCTCGACGGCCTTCCATCCGGGCACGTGGCCGCCTGTCAGCAGTCTGGTCAGCGCTTCGTCCTCCACGTCTGAGTACCATTTGAGCAGGTCCTTCCCGCGCAGCAGGATCCCGCCCATCTCCTCCGGGGTCAACAGCTTGGCCGGCTTCTTCTCAAAGCCTTCCAGGCTGAGGTTGTAGTCGCTGCGGGCGTGGCAGGATCCCCTTGCTTTGCAGAATCGGCACCAGTCGCCGGGATTGAAGGGCGCGTTCTTGGTCATGGCCAGCGCGGCTGCGGGCTTTACGGTGTCTTTCGCCCATTGCAGGATGCTTTCCTTGAACCTTGGTTCGGAGAAGCTGATCCCGCCGTTCCTGGGCTGCACGATACCCCAGCGCACGGTGCTGATCTCATACAGGTATTGGTAGCGCTCCAGCGCGCCCAGGGCGTAGAGCATCAGCTGCGGGTTGTCCTCGGCCTCCACCTGCACACCCTTGCCATGCTTGTAGTCGATTACGGTCAGGGTGCCGTCGCCGATGATGATGCAGTCCACTGTGCCAAAGCCGGAGGGCACCCATTTTGAATAGTCCACGCGCTGCTCCAGCGCGATGTACGGGTTATGCAGCGGCTCGGCGATTTCTTGAATGGTGCGCACATACAAGTCCGCGCATTCGAGCATCTCTTGTGGTGGCATTTCTTTCCACTTCGGGTTTTTTGCCGGGCTCAGGACGGTATAGTCGAAGGACAGAATGTGTCGCGCCGCGTTTTCACACACCGTGTGCGCCAGGGTGCCTTCTGCAGCGTATTCGCTGGTGGTGTCGGGCATGTCCGCGGTCAGCAGGGCGCTGCCGGGGCAATTAAGCCAGCGGTGGGCGCTGCTGGCGCCCAGCAGGGCATGGGTGGTCTCACTCACAGCGCTACTCCCTGCTCCCGTAGCTTGGCCGCAAAGACTTCCAGCTGCGCGGGGTTCAGCTGCGGCAGGGCCTTCGCGCCCAGCTCAGCCAGGATGCCCTGCAGCACGGCCATGTTGGCAGGATCAGCGTCGATGAAGGCGCCGGCAGCCTGCTGCACCTGGGCTGCGCTGACGGGCTTGGCGGGTGCTATGATGGGTGCTATAGCAGGTGCTACAGCGGGTGCGGCCGCAACGATCTGGGACGCGTCTTCGATGGGCTTGTCAATGGCGGGGGCTTCCTGCTGCACTTTGACAATCGCGATCTGCTGCGCGGGGTCAGGGTTGGCCCACATTTTGCCCAGCAGCCCGATCAGCTGTGGGATTTGTTGCTCCGTCATGGCGATGGTGAAGGTGATGTCCATGGTTTCTTCTCTCCTCTTTCGCTTGCGCTTTGCGCTTTACTTCGTTTCAGTGATGGTGACGGTGATGCCCTTGGCGGGATCGATGCCTGCGGCATCCACCGGGGCTTTCTTCAGGTACAGGGTCATCTGCTCCGGCTTTTCGCCTGTCTCAAAGCGATAGCAGGTCTTGGTCTCGGTTTTCAGGGTGAAGTTGATGTCCATGGTTTCCTCTCTCTCTCTTGTGTTAAAGCAATTTGATCATCTCGTCTGCTCGGGGGCAGCTGCTGAAGCGTATTCCCTCCTCCTTGCCCCCGCAGAACACGACAGTCCCGACCATGCCCATGATGTTGACAGGCAAGCCTTTCGGTTTGCCTTCCTCATCCACGATGGCGTACATGTCACTTGCTATTCGGATCACCTCGACGTAGCCGCCTACTACCTGCTGCAGAGCTTCCATTGTGTTGGGGATGTCTTCCTTCCTGCCCGGCTTTCCGGGTTCCTTGATGATGACAATCATGCTTTGCTTTCCCTCTCAATACTCGTTTTTCGATTCGGTCTTCTCGTGCTCACTGATGACCAGGGTGGCGTTCGTCCAGCGCAGCACCTTCTTGGGATTGCGGTGTCTTGCGCGCAGGTGGCAGCCCAGCAGCGCCGGGTCCTTTGCGGTCTGATAAGCGATCTCCCGCTCGATGCGCACCCGGGGCACGCCTGTCCTGCCGGCGATGTCGCCGGCTTCCATACCGTTCAAGTAAAGTCGGAAGACGTCGTTCGCCTTGAGCTTGTAGTTGTCATAGCCCTGCATCATCTGTTCCACTCCTCTTCAGAAATTGCTCGGTTGACTTCGTCGAATGTGTCCTGCAGCAGCGGAAGGGGAGACGGTTCCAGCATGTCCGCCACCAGCTTGTTGATCCCCTCAGGGCTCATGCCGGTCGCTCTGTACGCTTCCAGCTCGCGGTAGGCCTCATCCGTCACGATATGCACTGTGATGCAGCCTCCCGTCCCTCATCTTCTGGTTTGAGGCCAACAGCATGAATTCGTACTCGTTCAGCCATACCTGCTGCGACTGCCTGCGCCGATCCCAGGCGCGTAGGATCCTGCTGATGAGCCTCATCTGCCCGCCTCCCAGTAGGCATCCGCTTTCTCCTGCGCCCCATACCGCACACGCTGCATCGTCGCCGCGGCGTGGTTCTGCGCCAAGTCCTGCCGGTACTGCGCCTGCAGCCGCTTGTCCTTCTCCCTGCGGGCCGTCTCTTCGATCCGGCGCATGGCCTCCTCCTGAAGCTTGTCAGATGCCTGGATCATGTTGGTCTCCTTTCGATATCATGCCGGCCATCCACCGGATGAAGGGGATCTTGGGGATGTAGGTCCTGCTCTTTACCACGATGACCGGGAAGCCCAAGGCCGCGGGGTTGTCGTGCGCCTGCCAGCGGATGGTGTTGGGGTTGATGCCCAGCACAGCGCCCACCTGGGCGGGGGTCAGGGTGATGGAGCTGATTTTTTCAATGTCTGCAAGTGTCATATTCTTAATGAAGACTCATCGATACAGTCAGAGCAATGATGGATGTCACCAGGGCGATAAGCGGGATCATGAAGTCCCAGTATCGGATCTTCCATTCCTTTTGCTCATCTTCGTCCAGATCTGACCAGTCCTCCGGCTTCACCAGCGCCTTCTTCGGGTATGTCAGGAACGCCTTGATGTCGTCGATACGGTCAGTGATAATTTCTTTGATAATGTCAGCGATAAATGCTTTCATGGGGTCTTCTCTCTTTCGTAATGAGCTCCGGTCGGTCAGGGGGTGTGATACAATCGCCGTAAGGAGGTGGTCTTGTGTTTTCGCCAGTTACCAACAAGTCATTGCGCAGGCTTTGGCGGTTCCGGTGGGGCTATAAGCCTTTGTTTATGAATGGCAGCGATTACAACAATGATGCGGTCATTCAGGAGTTGTCTCAATCCGGGCACATCCGTGTTGACAAGTGCGGGACTTACGGTGAACCAGAGGCAGGAGCGCGTTACGTCATCACAATCTCGGGCAGGGTGTTCTGGGATAACTGGAGTCGGGACAGGTTCACCCGGGTCCTGGCGATTCTGGCGATTCTCATTTCAGTAGCCGCACTATCAGTGAGCTTATTGAAATGAGAATTCCCGCCAGAAAGATGCGGTTTGTGTTGCGGACGTACCTGGCGCGGTCCTCTTCTTCCGTCATCAGTTCCCTGGGCTTCTTCATGCTTTCCCTCCTCTCCGTTCGCCTAAGGTGAACAATCGCATTAATGCGACTGTATGGACATGACAAAAGCGTTGACTTCATCTGAAGAAAAGTGTAGCAGGGTTGCGATTATTCTTAACTGACCAACAGTAATATCATCGCCGCCTGTTTTCAACTTCCTTTGAAACGTCGAGCGGGTTATCCCTGCTTTTTGAGCCACATACTCCTGGGTCAGCCCCTTTTCAACAACCCGGCCCTTTAGTTTCATAATCCTTTCTGTCACTTATTCTTTCTCCTTTCCGTAGCACATATGCCACTGATGTATTAATAATAAGGCGCATTGTTGCGACTGTCAACCCCCGTGCCGAAAATTTCTTTAAATATTTTGTTGCATTTTTGTGCCACGTGATTATAATGTAAACAAACCTGTTCTCCAGCCTTCGTTCCAACAGATGGAAGCAAACTCAATGCAGACGAACACGTCAAAGCCAGTGCTGAACTGCGAGCCCTGTCAGCGGACATGGATGGTTTCATTTCTACACTTTATTCTCCGCGAGGCGTCATCGAAAAATGGGCGACAAAAAACGCCCAGAGGGAAATGCCTCCGAGGGGAGATTTAGTGCAAGCAAAAGATAACCTGATGGGGCTGTCCAACAGTTTCTTCCTGCCTGCAGGTAACAGAGAAGACAAGAGCGATCATGCAGAGAGAAACCGTCAGTGCGCCAATCAAATCCGTCAGCTCCTTCGTGCACCGGGCTAATGGATAGTTATGAAGCAAAAAGACCGCCCATTTCTGGACGGCCCTGTTTCATACCACGGCATATTGATTTGTAGGTTATAACTTCTTCATAAGCATCACCACCTTGATTCTGATTGTTATGATTGTTAGAACTGATTATAACCGATTAGAACCGGATAGATGGTCAGCATCGTTTTGCCGGCGTCGACAAAACGTTAGAGCGTGCCTTTGTTATCCTTGCGAGTCAGCGTCTAATTTTGCGTCCGGATTAACCATAAGTGTTACTTGCTTCATGCCTGCTACGTCCTCAACTGGGACATTTAGATCTAATCTGTACAGATCTTTAGCCCTTGTCGTATCAACCTGTACTGTGCCCTCGCCAATATAATTAGCACTACTAATACCCAGCAGAATGCCAAGGAAAGCGTCGACCGCGGTAATTGTACCCACAATCTCTGCGCCATAAGGCAAACCCCAGATCTTAGATATACCAAAATATAGTGTACCTACGCCTGGCAGTAAAAACTGAGCGATCCACTTAAGGATGTCATAAACCTTCGTGTTGAATACCATTGCGTTGCCTCTTTCTTTCATTTCTTTCCCAACGTGTGTTCCCTGAGCTTAAGTTGCGCCGCCTCTGCTGCGCCTGTGGTATCAGCCTTTTTGAGTAAATCCAGAATTGCGTACACCGCCCAGTTGATTGCTTCAAGGTCGGCCTTTTGTTCAGTTATATGCCCGTCCAGCGCAAATGCAATCTCAACGACGGAGCCTTTTAGGTCTTTCGTGTCTGCTTCAATAGTCCTGAACTGTTCAGCAATCAGGACGAGTTTCTTGTCGTGCTCTGCCACCCGTTTCAATGCCTCCGCTGCTTCATGTATTTTAATTACGTTCCGGATAGCTACGATGAATAGGCCGAAACCAGTGAGCACCACCCACCACCATTTTTGTAGCAAATCAATATATTCGGCATCCATAACATTACACCACCTTGTCTAAGGATGTTTTTAGGGCCATGGCGCCTCTCATAGTAATTTAAGGATAGCGCCCAACCGCTCCACGATGTTGGACGCCTCATTCACCAGGGCCGCCCTGTCCAGCACTTCCTGTGTGGGTATATCGCCGTCGTGCTGATTCGGTTCGGCGGATGGTTCCCCGTCCGCCAGCAAATACTTGCTCATCATCCAGCCGACTTTTCCGCCTGAGCTGATCTTCCACCATCCATCCTTCTGTTCGAGATTGTCCACAATGGCGCCATCACGGACATTCGCCAGTATCAGCGCCTTGTCGTTCGGCTCAGTCCTGATCCTTGCCGTTCCGCCGCCAGGCACACAAACCTGTGCGGTATTTGCACCAGTTGCCACAGTACTACCTCCTGTTTCGGTATCATATGATACCATCTTGAGCCTGCCGCCATAGAGCCATTTGCCGATTGTCGTATCTACCTTGATGCCGGATCCCCCAGACCATGAGGTGCAGTGCGTAATCTGTAACGGGCTGACCTGTGTGACCACGCCCACATGGTAGTAGTCTCTTTGGTCAGGGTGCCCTGCGTATGAATCGGGTAAGTCCCACGAGGCCGATCCAGGTTCGCTTGCCTTGTACAGGACCGCGCCCAACCCCAATTGTGGAGATTTGACCAGTGACTGCATCGCGTTTCGGGCCGCCCAGTTGGATCCGTGTGTGCCCGTCCATGTACCGCCCTGTCTGCGTATCGCGCCGATTATCAGGCCGATGCAATCACACTGTTTATTACGTCCATCCATGCCATTTTGATATGCAGGTTTTTCGTTCACAATGGACTGGATGCCCGCCAGAAATGCTGTGAGCGTAATCATCGGTATCACCCCCTTAGTATCATCAGTTATTGAGTGCCTCGACGGTATTCCCGTAACTTTTTACCAGTACAAAAGATGCAGAGGCGGGCAGATTAACTATCGTGTCTGCAATGCCTGCGCTTTCATCCCAAATCGTGTTGCCATCAAACTGATAGTCGGCCATGCCACCAGTCACCCCCAATTTAGTGATGATAATAGAGTCGCCACTAACCGAACTGATAAGGCAGTTTTGGACAATCAGATGCTGGTCTGAAATGTTGTTGGCGTTTGCGTCGTGTACCAATAGCGTCCATGCGCCGGTTGGTCCCTCGCCAATAAGAATAGAGTTCCGTATCCTGATGGTATAGTCAGGCTGCAACCCGATACCCACAGTCGCCCAGATTTTATTGATGAGGATGCAATTTTCAATATCGAATATATTTCCCGCCGTCACTGGCGTCCAGTCTGAGTGTATGCAGTATGAGTTGCCATAATGCCCATCACCCAGAATCCCGGTTGGAGTTGTATTGTCTTGGATAATTGTCATGTTGGAAACAGAACCATCAGACGCTTCAAGCGGCGGCGTTTCGTAGTTTCCCGTATGGTCAATCAGAATCGTGTTTAGTTTGTTTTCACCGACAAGGTGGAGTCTGCGATGCTGTGTTGCTACATTTTCCGTATATGTCCCCGCCTTGATGAAAATAATGTCATCGTTTACAGCGCGGTCACACGCCTTTTGGATTGTATCAAAATAATTGTTTCCTACAATGTAGGTGGTCTGCCCGTCTGCATTGATCTCCCAATCAGGAGCTTTATAGTATCCCAACAAATACAGTGCAGGCAGATTATGACTTGCAAACATTGCGACGCTTTTTGTATTTGTCGTTAGGTATAGGTTGAAATCGTATGCAATCGTGACTGTATTTTCCGTGCCCGTCGCATTCACAAAGCCCGCATCGCCGCCTATCGTAAACGCCCCAGTGCCGATATTCTCGACAAGGCAGAATAACGCGAAGCAATAATTATAGTGATATGTCCCGGCAGGAATGTTTAATATAAGTATACAGTCCCAAACTATGTCATCAACATAGTTTTTCTGCGGAGCTGTATGCCCTTCATTCCAGTCATAATAATATTTGTTTTCCCAGTCATCGGCATCCGCATACTGGATACCGACATTGGCAATGTCTTTGATATGCCCAAGTTCCGTATTGATTGCGGCGATATCTCCCGCAACGCTGACCGCCTGATACACCCCGCCCGCGACAAACGCTGCGCCGTTGTAGTAGCACCAATTGCCATCATCATCTGTAATGTAGATTCGACTATGATCAGGATCAGCGGCATTCAGCGCGGCCAGGTTGGCGTATGTGTCTGCGGGCGAGCCTTCCGCCAGTGCCGCTATCGCTGAGGTATTTCCGGAGATCGCTGAGGTATTTCCGGAGATTTGAATAGTATGACCATCGACAACACTATCTAACGCATTCAAATCATCCGACACGTCATCAATATTATCGGCGGCAAGAGTATACGCCGCCAATAACTGTGCATACACGCTCGGGGTCGGGCTGCGGAAGGCGGTTTCTTGCACATTCGCGCCAAGTTTTACCTGCACTTCTACAAAATTAGTCGGCAAAATTGACGTGCCAAGAGTACCGTAAACGCCGACATACAAATAGCGCTTATTTGCAGAAAAGGCATCCCACGGGATATAGCAGGCGTTATTGGACAGCACGACATCCACAACGTTGGTTACATCCGCGTAAAAAACGGCAGTCTTAGCATAACCGGCCCATGCGCTGTCAAACGTAAATACACATTGGTCATAATCCACCTGCGTGTTGGTCAGGTTGATTCCTGTCGCTACGGTCAGCAGTGAACCCACCGCACTCAGTTGCATTGTTGCCATTTACTTCATCTCCTTATAGTGTCACGATGACAGAGCGCAATTGTTCCATGACATTTGCCTGTGGTCGCTTTCCGTCCGGAATGATATACGTTCCATGCCATTATTTTCTAAAACTTAAAATCACTTGCTGCCTGCGCTCCCAACGTCGCGGCAGAAAGTCTGTAAAACCTGTCGTTGTTTGGGTGAACATTATCATTATCCGTATTTGATGCAAGTTGCTGCCAGTAGAACATATCCTGCTTACAGTAGGTGACTCCTGAATATTTCCCGCACGTTGTTCCAACTTCATTATCAAAATCCTCAAGTGAAAAAGCCGCAGCGCCATAGTGCTCTGTATATGTAGCGTTTGCAGTTGCCTTTATATTAGCCACAACATTCGGGAACGGAGCGGCTATAATAATGTGAGAAAGCGGGTTCTGTGTCCTTACACCTTCGATAAACTTACACACCTTCCCACATATAGTAGATGACGCGCTTGTATCTGTTGAAGTTCCCAATCCTCCGGCGAATGAAAAATCTTCAACACCACAGTTAGTCATAACAACATCATAAGTGCTGACATCTAAATCACCAATAAGATCTGCCCAAGCCTTATTATTCGGTGCTGGATTAGCACTATATGCAATACCTGTGCTTGATTGTAATTGTTTTGTGGTACAACTCTCACTTCCACCAATAGCAGCAGCAATAACGCCATAAGGGGCGCTATAAAAATCTGCAAAGTGAGAAAAACTGCCGCCTATGTAAACAGTTCCTACCATCATGGAATAACCAAGTGCAAAAATATTTGCACTGATGTTCCCTTTTGCAGGAATCATTGGTGACCATGCAGACCACCCAGGAGTATTTGGATTATAGCCGCGATAATAAACTTTAGATGAATCATATAGGAATGGAATAAATATCTGTTGCTTAAACGTAGAATTATAGAATAAGCTTGTAATCAAAGACCCCTCTGCACTGGCATATGGTGTATTGGTATAAGTTCTGTTGCTTGCGAGGTTCCACACGCAAGACACGGCAATATTGTCCAAATCAGAATTAGTAACGAGAAAACCGTTGTCGAGAGTGATCCGCCCAAACATTTGCACCCATGCCGACCAGGTTGTTGATATTTTAGTCCGAAAATACATCTTTAATAAATCCAATTGCAATGGGATGAACATTTGCTGTTCAAAAGATGCATTATAGAATTTTTGAGTAATCAAAGACCCCTCTGCACTGGCATATGGTGTATTGGTATAAGTTCTGTTGCTTGCGAGGTTCCACACGCAAGATACGGCAATATCGTTCAGATCAGTACCAGTGGTAAGAAAGCCGTTGTTGATAAAGCACCGATCTGTTACAGCAACATGGTCGGAG